GATAAGTCCTTAAATTTTGATTGTGAAAGGTATGTCGTTGTTGTACTAGCCTAAAGCTAGTTCAGATTGCCAGCACCGCGAGCGGCCTTAGCCCGCTTCTCAGCATCACGAATCAGCGGGTTATCGTTAAGATCATCGTCGCCATCTTTGGACAGCGCTAGTGTCTTACCCTGTATGCCAGTCTTGCCCTTGCCGCTGTTGATAGGCTCATTGGCCTCATAGTCAGCAACAACATCATTGAAGCCATCGTCATACTCATTGGACATTTGCAGTGCAACGTCCGTGAGATAACGATCACTCAACCGCTTATACACTGCGGGAGTGACCTTACGCTCTGCAAGCAAATGATCGAGTTGCACCTTGCGAGCGTTCTTCAATGTCTCAACAATGTTCTGAGACAGTGCAACTTGCGGAGTCTTACTAGTAGCCGGTTGGCCCATTGGAGGTTTCCTTTGCGCTGGTGGTACTCCCGGTTTCGGCGGGAATGGAGGTTTACCACCAGCAGGCGGCGCACCAGGGGGTGGTGCGCCACCACCAGGGGCAGGTGGTGTTACTGGTCTTACAATATGTCCCACAATAGTATGGGGCATAGGTGTATTAACGTGTACGATTTGTGGATCAGTGCCAGGCGCACCAGATGGCGCACCAGCAGTTGGTGCTGGTGGAGGCGCTGCACCACCAGCAGCAGGTGGCGCACCCGCTACTGGTGGAGTAGGCACACCTGGGGGAGTTCCTGGGGCAGTACCGGGCTTCGGTGGTACGGCATTAGGGTCAGCATTGGGGTCAGATTCCGCTTCCCCTTCGCCACCCTCGCCAGCACCTACAGATTCAAAAATTGCATCAATCAATTCTTGAGTGTCGGTTACTGTCGGAGGTACACCCAACATATCAGCGATGCCACGCAAAGTTGCAGGTGTTCCGTAAGATAGGATAATAGGTACAAATGGCTCTAAGCCATTTAATACCGGATAGTCAGTAATAGCGACGTGCTGAATAGGAGTGACGTACTCCTTACCTGCGCTATTGCAGACCTTCTCAGGCACAAAGATAGAAGTGCCTGACTTAGATAGTTGCAAAGCAGTCTTTGCATCATTGAACGCAATCTTAGCATAAAGGGAGTCAATACCCTTTTTGTTCTTGCGTATATCAAAGTCTTTGACTTCACCACGACGTAGTTCAGGATTCTTCGTATGCTCCACTGGCACTGGAATCATAAACCCGTCAGACAACATCATCTTGCCGGTGTTCTTCCAATGCTCCAAATCCTCCATTTGAGCATTGAAGTGATTGCCACCCTTAACAAACGGGCCAACTGGAATACATTCCTTCCAGTATTCAAGAGGCACGTTCTCGACTTGTATACTATCGCTGTCATTTGCAGACAGTGATAGTACCTTGTCTTTGCGGTGATGCGTGCGATACATGCTATTACAGATAGCAGCAGCTTGTGCTGGACTAGTAGCAGTACCCTCCTCGATCACGATTGGGACACACCGCGAGACGTATGCTTTTTGTGATTCGTTTTTCAGTACGGCTGGCATTGACTCACCTTTCCTTTATCTATCTACGGGGACAAGGAAAATTCTTGGGAGAGGGAAATTAGTTTATATGAGTGTACGCCTTCAAATCCACTATCTGGTTGTGGTGGATTACGCGGTTGCCATGTTGCACGTTTGTTAATTATCTGAATAACTTGACAACGGCAATTCCAACCATTAGGTGGCCAGTACTTAGCCCAAAACGGATCATTTTTAGGTAGTACTGTTCCATCCCATGCGCGATGATTGGGACGTACTCTATCGTCGCGCATTGTAACATATTCATATCCCCAGAACTTGCTCCACACTTGAGGAGTGTGGTCTTGAATCCACTTACCCTCAGCAAATGCCTGGGTTATCGAAGTTGTGTATAGTGTCTTAACTTGTGATGGATTGATGTTCGTGATCCCAAGTTTGTCAATCGCTTCAAGGATAGTCGTAACGCCTTGTCGTATTGGCGGACCTTTCGCTGCTGTTTGCGAAATAATGTATCGAATTCTCGCATTGATATTCGGTCCTGCCTTACGAAGAATGTCGTATATCTGACGAGCGTGTTTCTTCTCTAGCCTATTAAGTTCAACGTCCAAGCCCTCAGACTTAATGAGCTTGGCTATCTCACTGTACCAATCAAGATAGAGTGGGTACATGCCCACTTCTTTATAGGTTAGGCCAACGCTTAATAGAGAGCGGCGGCGACCCATTAATTCAGCAAACGCCATTACTCTTGATATGTGGTCAGCGAGCTTGTCTATAGGAAAGGTGTATATCTCACCATCCATATAGGCTTTAGCAACATCACGACGTACATTGGCCAATAGCTGTTTCGACGACTTCACACCAGCCTGTATAAGCCTTTCAATGTCTGCGTCAGCAGCTAGAGCGAATGGATGATACACTAGAGAGATACGAAGTCCGGTGTCTCACTTGTTGTGATAGCATCAGCCCTCAGAGTTACACCAATTAGGTCTAACTTGCGAGCATATATGTCACGAATGAAACACTCAACGTGATCCCGATGCCATCGTAGAGCGTGCATACCTTTGCCGTTCTTATCAACGTCAGCAATGCCACGGCTTTCATATAGAAGCACTGCGGCAAGATAGCACGTCATTAAAACCAGAATTGGTGGATACACCTGATTAGGTAGAGGGAACTGATATGGGCTATCAGATAGCTTAGAATCAAGATAGTTGGTCGCATTACTGATTGCCCAATCAATGCGATTAGTAATGTTGGCATTGTCCCCCACATTATCTAAGTCTGCCCATTTGGTAATGTTCACTTTACCAAATGACAGATACAGGTCGTTTGCTACACAGTAGCCCATAAGTCACTTCTGTAATTATTAGATGCCTAACATTGAAAACAGTTCATCTTCTTCTTCGGGTACTGTTGTCTCGACTTCACTAGTTACTGCCTCTGGAATATCCAGCCCCTCCCGAACTGCGTTCATATCAATGTTCGGGTATTCTTGAGCTAGAATGTTCGGGTCAGTCATTAGCTGCAAGTACAACCGACGCATGAACACTACCATATTCTCATTCATGGCAGCAGGCAGAATCCATACAGTGCCTTCGTACTCGCGGCCATAGTGGTATCGCAGGTACTTGTTCACTAGCTCTGTATTGTAGATAGAGCATAGTGCTTCATGCTTAACGTCCAAGTTGGACATAGCAATATCAGCGTGAGCCTCTGCCTCAGCCTTTGTGCCGTACTGACCTTCAAGGATAGATCGCTCTGGCACACCAAAGGCACGGACTTTCAATACATCAAGGTATTTCAACTTGTTCTCAAAGGCTACTTGTCCACTGCCTTTGTCTGATACAAGTTCAATTTTCCACTGTGCTGCTTCATTATTGGCAGCCTGAGCCGTGACTGTATCAATGGCTTGCAGCACTGAACGGGGAACGATAATGCCACCAACAGACTCAGCTTTGGCTAATAGTTGTTTAGCAATTTCGCCGTTGTCCATTTCAACGCCATTGTACCTAGATTTTCCAAGTGGGTAGTAGATAACCCAATGTGTGCCAGCAACCTTAGCATCATATCGCCGGCTGGACTTATTGATAGCCTGTGTTTCATTATATGGGTCAATCAGTGACCGCAATGTAGCTCGACCATAATAGTTGCCAGCTTCCACGTCCTGAGCTACTACGAATGACTCGGCAGTATTGAGATATACGAATGAGCCACCAAACGTGAACTGTGGGGCTTGCCGCAATCCCATATATGAACCATCGGCAGCGTTCACTAAGATAGTAGTCATATCGACTAGTAGTGGCTTAACCTTTAGATTCCACATTTCATCAATGATTACTTCGTATGGACACCAGCCAAAGTCCATACAGCACTCCATTGACGTTCGCAACAGGTTACGTCGCATTGGGTCCATTTTAGACTTAATAAAGTCAACAGCACCATCTGGTGCATTGATATTGCCCTCATAGGACCAACCAGCTTTTAGGATTGGAGCCATTACCAGTTCACGTACTAGGCGAACTGTTGGATCGTTCCTAATCTCTCTAGCAAGTTTATAGAACGCCTGCGCTGATAAGTTTAATCCAGCAACAGTTGTAGGTATAGAAGGTGGTTGAAGCGAACCGTCAAACATATTGACGATTGTTTCAACCTGCGGCGGCGTCTGCGAGATACCCTGTATCTGCCTATCATCGGGCGGAGAACCCAAGACTTCCATAGTCTTGATTTGTTCCGCAGCTTGTTTTAATACATCTAGTGGCATGATGCTATCCTACGCCATTGTCGGAATATCGTCGAACATTTCGATACGCAGTGGGAACAGTGTGAATATGAGATAGCCTAGTGCATCACTAATATGGCCAATCTCACCAGCCCAATCATCAACCTCATTTGTTCCCTCTTTATATGCTCTTACGTTTAAGTCCTTGATAAGATTCTTGCAGCGAGGATGTATCTTACATCGACGTTGTTGGGCTGCATTACAGAACATAGCATTGACAGCGGCGAACCTATCATGTTGACCAGGATTTGCAAGCGGATAATGAACCTGTGAGTTCTGGAACGGATAGTTGCGAATTTGAATATAATCACTATCATTGGCAGAAGTCTTACGAGAACGACTGCTTGCATCACCATAGAACCTGAATCCTGCTAAATGGTCGCCATATCGCCTATTCAATTCCTCAAGAGCCATCGCTGTATTGCAGTTGCGGATATGTACTTCATCAAATATCCACAACAGATTGCCACGCACTTGACCAATCACCCAACACATGGGGTCAACATTGAAGTCACTACCAATCAATAGAGGTAGATCACGATTGTAAGCAATACCATCGTCAACATTAAGGATATCACTGAAAGCATAATGTACCAACCCACCGACCGTTTCCCAGGAGGCGTTGTATTGCTCATTGAAGTCTCTTGGGTCTAGTTGGCGACGTGCTGCTTCAATTTCACTAGCAGGCATAATGTCGCTTGAAGGCCAAGCATACGACTCAATCTGTGGATCAGTACCAGCTAATCCTTTGTTGAAAAATTCTCTAAAGTTAAGTGCGCCAACGCCAGAGCGTTTAGGTACGCCAATCCTATCACACCACCCATTACGGTGAGAGAGGGCAGGAC